ACCATCGATCCTGATATATCTGGCAGATTAGCCAGGCCGGTCCGGTCCCAGATCGTCACCTGCATTCGATAGGTCCGGTATTTTTCGACATTATCAGCATGCAGCTCCGGAGGACTGGAGATCAGCTGATAAACCATATACTGATCAGGCAGCTGCTGGCCAGTCGGGACCAGATATTGATTAGCTGCCATTGGCACACCCAATCCGGTTAATGCGGTCCGTGTGATCTCCCAGATCGAGCTCATTTCGACCTACCCGTTTTTATAAAAAATAGAAAAATCGCTTTCATTGCAGCCCTCGCTGATCTCATATCCTCATCGATCGCCGGCCGGATATAAGGCTGGGCCGGATGATCAGGTCCCCAACCGAATTCCTGAGCCCCTCCATATCGGAGAACATCTGCAGAAGTTTCAGGTCCCAGGCCAATAGTCACAAAATGGAAATTTCCATCCTGCTCCGGCTCGGACCTGTCCAGAGCTGCAGCCAGATTCCCAGTTTCTCCCCTCGGGACCCTCTGATCCATTCCCTGGAGTAGAATATCCCCACCGGCCTCGAGTGCCTGATCCGCAATCCGATCGATATCCTCGCCGGCCTCATGCAGCCTTTCCAGATATTCTGAAAATCCTTTCGTCTCCAGCTTATAACGGACCGGCATTATCCACTCCTGATCAGCTCCAGCTTGAGCTCGATATATTCATGCCGATGCTGAATATCATCCATTGAAACGATCTCATAATCCAGACTATCCACCGTGACCAGACAGGTCTCATCGATATCAGCTCTATAACGGATCGTAACCGTCGCAGCTCTCAAAGCATTGGCTGAATTCGCAGCCCAGGCCTCGATTCCATGTACTCCCACCCACTTGGCCCAAACCACAGCGATTGTCGTGAGTGTCTCTTTTTCGAATCCTCCAGGGTCAATGGTCACGCCTCGACTTTTCAGAGTGACCCTGGTCCTGAGCTGACCTGGATTAGTGACAACCGTGCCAATTCTCATGGCATTTCTCCAGGTGGGATCAGATAGGCCGTGAACCACTTTTCCTCCAGATCCTCATTAGAGATCTGGACTAGGTATCCATCCCATGTGATCACGCTCTCGAATTTCGATCGCTGATCACCGGAGATCCCCACTTTTCCGACCAGAGTGATCACCGAATCGCCTTCACTCATACCCAGGATCGGGATCATTCCAGGTCCTGGCAGGCCCTCAAAAGTGAAATAATAATGAGCCATAGCTCTCAGCTGGGATAAACTGGCCTGCAGATTAGCAGTCAGGACCGTCGCCTGGCTGCCAGTGAGCACTCCAGGATCCTCATGCCATTGGATTAACAGGTCCCTGGCAGGGATTTTCGCCTCTTGGGGAATGATCACCTCAGCTGCCCAATCCCTACCGGTCGCTCTTTTTATATATGCATCGATCTGAGGTAATAAGAGCAGCATGACCGGATCGTCCTCATCACATTTCAGGTATGCAGCTGCCTCAGCTGAGCTGAGAATATTCGGCCCAGCTGGGACCTCCCAGGCAGATCCGGAAACCTCATATAATAAATTTTGCTGGATAGCTCCTGCGCCAGTGATCTTGAGTGCCAGAGGCCCCTCTGTGTCAGTCTCAGCTGCAGTGATCTGATAGCTATACCATCCGGATCCGATCTCATCTTTAAGACCGATCCCAGTTATAAGATCCGCTCCATTTTTGGAGATCTCCACTGTGAAATTGGTCCCAAGACCAGGCACTTCGTCTCCATTGGTATCAACCATCACAAATGATAATAAATGTTCTTGAGCCAGCTGTAATGTCATTTGACCACCACCATTCCCTTAAACATTCCCGATCGACTAAACCGACCTTGACCTCCAGGTATTAATTCAAATTCATCGGCCAGATGAGCATGAGAGGCATCCTGGATCTCCAGGATATGATGCTGGATCAAATCCAGATTATCAGCTCCGTGAGCATGAGACGCATCAGCGATCGTCAGGACCACTCCACCTGGAGCATGATAGGTCAGGACTGGACTATCTGCCAGATGAGCATGAGCTCCATCCTGGATCGTCAAGATATTATGCTGGGTGAGATCCGGACTGTCAGCTCCGTGAGTGTGAGCTCCATCCTGGATCTCCAGAATATTATGCTGGACCAGATCCAGATTATCGGCTCCATGAGCATGAGACGCGTCAGCGATCGTGAGCTGGAATGTTGGCCCATGAGCAGTCAAAGTCAGATTATCAGCTCCGTGGGTATGAGTTGCATCCTGGATCTCCAGGATATTATGCTGGGTGAGATCCGGACTGTCAGCTCCATGAGTGTGAGCTGCATCCTGAATCTCGAGTTGTATGCTTGGATCATGAGCGGTCAGAGTCGGACTATCAGCTCCGTGAGCGTGAGCTGCATCAGCGATCGTGAGCTGATAAGATGGACCATGATAAACCAGGTCCACATTATCGGCCCCATGAGTATGAGCTGCATCAGCGATCGTGAGTGTAATCGGATCGATCCAGGTGATATATATCCGACCATTGCCACCCAGGCCCCCAGCTCGAGCAGTGCCATTCGACTGGCCAGCTCCACCTCCACCGGCTCCGGAATCTGATCGGTATTGATTCCCGTTTGCGTTTCGAGCTCCACCATTTCCACCAGATCCCCCTCCATTCGTCCCAGTGGATCCAGTCTGAACTGAACAGTCAGCTCCAGCATTGGCATTCCCAGCTCCAGCTCCAGCTCCACCTCCCAGGCGAGTACCTCCATTATTGGCTCCATTACCGCCTTTATAAGAGACGATCCCCCCTCCAGATCCATTGGCAGCTCCACCCAGGCCGGATTTATTGCCAGTATTGGCTGCATTAATTCCACCGGCCCCACCATTGGCCCCGACGATCGTCGAGGTATTCCCTCCGGAGTTATTATTAAAGGTCGAGGCTCCCCCTGGAGATCCGTTATTATTTCCAGCTGGACCACCGATCCCACCCTGGCCCACTACGAATGGATATAAATTGCCAGGGACCAGGCCTGTCACCGTGATCACTGCATAAGCACCACCACCCCCACCCCCAGAACCTCCGGCCGTGGTATTAACATTCGATCCACCACCCCCACCACCGGCCCCCCAAAGCTCAATGGTCGCGCCAATGACGCCGGCTGGAGCCGTCCAGTTATAACTCCCAGCAGTATTCTGATTATTACTACCCACTCAGGCCCCATCCTTTGAGGATCTCTCTCATCTGAGAGACCTTATCCTCGATCGTGATCGTGTACTGATGCCAGAGATAATTACCGGCGTCGTTTAATTCGAGCTGCAGCTGCATTAGGGTCTTAACATGGAGTCCATACTTGGCGATATTCCTGGAGAGGACATAATCATCGATCAGATGATCAGTCCTGATCACTGTATTGATTTCATTCTGGGTCGGAAATATGTTTTGTAAAGCATCTTTATAAGTGAGATCGTCGAGTGGTCTCCAGAGCTCCCTGCACCAATCAGATCCGATCGTGAACCAATTACAGGACCCGATATTACGTCGATCCCTTCTGAAAAATCGATCATACCTCCATCGATTATTGGCCATATCGATCCCATTATGCATGACCATATCTTTTGAGATAAACTCCGTCGGATCGAAAAGATCCGGATGGACCAGAGCATCTGAATCGATATAAAGACTCCAGTCATCGTCTCTATCTTTTTGTAGATCATAGATCTGCAGCTTTTCATAGACAGGCGCATAATCAGGATATTTCCGCTCAGAGATCACGAAAAAATCAGCCTCGATTTTCTCAGCGTACCTTTTTAATAGAGGATAAGTGAGATCCGTGATCTCTGGACTATAACCATTAACATTAAGGGTATAGATCGTTTTTTTCATCGATTAGGACGGCTGAGGTATCTTGCAGATCGAATGGGATGGAAAATCCACGGTTCCACCCTGGGTCAGCCCCTGCAGAGTGCAGGTCGTCACATATAAGAGCCTGGTCGCATCCACAAACGCGACATGGGTCGCGTCTCCAGTATGATCGATCGCCACAGCTGATTTAGCTCCGACCGTGAGCTTTCGACCTCCACCATCTACAGCTGGAGTAAAATCGCCGGTCGCCATTGCTACATCTGCCAAATCGACCACATTAACTGCATCGTTTCGATCAGCCGGAGCAGCTGAGCAGGCGATCATCAGATTACAATTCGATTTGACTACCCCTCCGCATCCGTCCAAAACATCAGAATGAGCACTTTTAGCCATAATCGTCTCCTATCTTGAGATCCGAATCCTGGATCTCTAGCTTATAATGTTTTTTTGCTGGGTGGATTTTCCGATA